GCCAAATTTGCTACTTATATTATAAGTGGCAAATGGGATACTCCCCTTCTACTGAAGCTACGGTTATCCGTAATTTTGTGGATGTTGACGCGTCTTTACCTTCTCATTTTGAGATGGATAAGACATTGCTTATCGCCTCCCAACTCTTAGAAGAGTTGCTTTGCGATTTCAGCACTTCGGATATCTATCCATGTCATGGACCTGGATCAGTGGCCACTGGTGAACGTGCATCTGGAAAGTGGCGTTTTAAACGACGCTACCCCCATTTGAACTCTTTGTACCCTTTCGGCCATTATTTTATGGCCGCGGGGGTAGAGGAATTCAATGCAAGGCGAGACTGGTATTCCCAGTTGACTTCCTTAGAAGTTTCTACTTCGAAGGTGTGTCTAGTCCCCAAGGACTCTCGTGGGCCGAGATTAATCTCTGAAGAACCACTGGAAATCCAGTATATTCAACAGGGACTATGCAAAGAACTCTATCCGTATATTGAAAATCACCCTTTATCAAAGGGTCGAGTCAATTTTACGGATCAGCAGGTAAATCGTGATCTCGCTATGTCTAATTCCCTTTCTAGGGATTTAGCCACTATCGACCTCAAGGATGCCTCTGATCGAGTTTCTCTTGCATTAGTTAGAGCATTGTTCCCTGAACATGTGCTCTTGGCTCTTGAAGCCACTCGGTCGGGTTATGCAGAGCTCCCTGACGCTTCTATAGTCCCTCTACGCAAGTTTGCATCTATGGGAAGTGCTTTATGCTTCCCGATTGAGGCACTTACGTTCTGGGCTATATGCGTTGCTGAGCTCTCACAACTTAGTTCACCAGGCAGCATACTCCAAGGTATGCATCGCGTTTATGTTTATGGGGATGATTTAATCATCCCCAGTGAACACGCACACTTACTCATTGAAGCTTTAGAGAGATATTCTCTCTTAGTTTCAAAAGATAAGTGTTTTATCAAAGGATTCTTTAGAGAATCCTGCGGTATGGATGCCTATCGAGGTGTAGACGTTACTCCTGTTCGTTTGAAACATTTAAACGGGCAGGGCCAGAACCCATCTTTGAGTTCACTTATTCCCTCGTTAGACGCTGTTGGTAATTCTCTCTGGTTGAGAGGATATTGGCGAGCGGGAGACTGTGTCTTCCGTCATATGGAAACCATTATACCTCTTCCTTATGGAATTGGTACTAGTGATTTCGCGTGTCGCCGGCTAACTGACCCCAGCCTTTGCGATAGGTTAAACCTTCGCAATGCTGCTCGTCTTCGCTGGAATGTGGGCCTTCAACGGCTAGAGATTCATGCTCATGTCGTGATGACTAAGCATCTTGAAGATCCAGCCTTTGATGGTTACGAGCGCCTATTGCGTGGTCTTATGACCTCCGTAGGGGAGCGCCC